CTCCCTTTCATGTCTCCCTTAGAAAGCGCGGGAAAAGCGGCGGGAGGATTCCGCTTTGTCGGCCACGTGAGCCTATCCCCGCGCATTTCGATTATTTACCCATTACGTACTGCACGGAGCAGTTAAGTATGGGAATATCGGCGCTCGCGGCAGTCTGCTTCCACTGCGCGAAAACGCCGTAACCGGCATCCACGAAAGCAGTCGAAACAGTTCCAACGCGCGAAGTACCCGCCGTCCAGTTTGCTGAACCTAACACGCTGGTGATTGTGCCATTCAGCACCCCGGCTGATGTTTTGGTAACCAGCTCAAAAACAGGGGCGGAAGCAGCGGTCAGTGCAATATTCGAACAAAAATCAACGCGGGTGATGGTAATGCCACCGCCCACCGCATCAGTCGGCGCATAGAAGCCAAAAATGGTTGTGGTTCCTACGGCCATAGTTCCCGGCTGACTCAACAGCGGGATGCAAACATTCATTACATTAGCGTTTCCCATTATTCACCTCTTAGCTGTATGCGTTCTTGAATATTCCATACACACCAAAGGTCGGGCGGTATAGTCCATAACCGTAAACCATCGAGGCATTAAGCTCGTAGCCACGCCGTGAAGGATCGCGGTCAGGCTCAATTCTGAACGGTCTGCGAATATCAAGCCCAATTGCAGCGCGGGAGAACATGCCCGCGTAGGCATCGGTTGAAGATTCCTCGCAGTTCTCGGTTACGTAGATTTCAACGCCAGCCACGTTACCAACATAGAAGTTATCGGCCAGCGCGTTCTGTTTTGCGGGAGCGTTGGTAACGGTTGCCCCAACAGATGCAGCCTTGCCAAGCGAGAACCAGTGGGCGGGCTTGCAAACAAACACATAGGGCATCGGCGCGTATTTGGTGCGCAGTTTGCTCATCAACTCAAAGAAGTACGCCCAGGTTGCCAGCGATCCTGACGCCCCAGCCGAGCCCCCAGTAAAGCTGTTGAACAGTCCGCACAAATTGACATCAACGTGATTGCCCATGCCGGCACCAAGTTCCTGCGCGGCATCCTCGCGAACGGCATTCCAGTCGGAAGCCACGCGCTGATCGGTCAGGAAGTATTGCGCGCCGTATTCTGCGGGAGTGATCGTGCCGAGAATTGACGGGGTGAATGCCTGCGAGGTCATATCGTCAGATTCACCTAGCGTATTGATGGTTACGGCAGAGTATTGGTAAAACTTGCGGTCTTCCGACCCTTCCGCAGAGAAGGGCGTTACAAGACCGGCCATGACATTATTATCGCGTGCCACAGCCAGAGAACGTTCCAGGATGGGATTTACGATAGTGCTAATGTCACTAAATGTATTAAGTTGAACAGTCATGTTTCCTCTTGATTATTATTTTGGTGCCGAGAAAACCCCGCCTCCGTGTTCTTGTACCCATTTGGGGCTAAACGGGTCTATATCGGCATTCAAGCGCGTTGCAGGGGTTTCGGTGGCTTGCGCCCCAGGATTGGTTACGCCGGTCTTTGGCGCAGCCTTTGGCAGGGATTCAAACAACTGTCTTGCATCAGCTTCCATTTCTTCGGGTGTCTCACCCTTGATTCTGTCGGCCAGCACAAACGGCAGTTTTACCTTTTCCGCTATTTCGCGCTGTTGCTTTTCGCGCCCAAGTTTTGCTAATTTCTGGTCGGCTTCTTGCTTTTCCAGTTTCAGGCGGTCAATCTCTGACAGCTCGGCTTTCTTGCGCTCGTTTTCTTCTTTCTCTAACTTTTGTAACTTTTCGTTTGCCTTATTGAAATCTTTTTCAAATTGGCGTTGTTTTTTGATAAGTTCGAGAGCTCTTTCGGGATCATATTCCTCATCATTGATGATGATTTTTTTGTCCTTTATTTCAAACTTATCTTCTTGTGGTACTTCGACTTTCTTTTCCTCGGCCTTTTCAGGTTCTGGGGTTTCGACCGTCTCGGTCTTTGTTTCGTCAGACATCTCGTCTTTTCCTTTCGTGATTAACAACAAAAAACCCGTCTCTTGCGAGAACGGGCTTTAGTAAGGCGGTTCTGTTATTTTATGGCGTAGCTATTGCGAAGCCACAAAATCAAAATTCAGTTGTTGAATATCAGATATAGTATACCACAAATCATTTTAACTTGTGTTTGCAAATAGCTTCTAAAATACCCTTTAGGTGGCGAGTTATTTCCTGCCAAAATTCTTTTTCATCCATTGATTAAATCCTTTAGCGGTGTTTCAGATCGCATATCTCCATAGACCGGGTCGTTATAAATCCTGCTCAATTTGTCGAATGTGAACAGGCCGTCTTTATAGGCTTTGTATCTCCCGATTCCCATCCGCTCTGTTTTCTGCGCTTCCGATAGGGCATTAAACCATTCTTCTGCGTTCTGTAATCCATAATCAATGCCCTCCAATTGCGGGATCATGGTACAGCGTCCATTGTGATGATCCGACATGGGTTCATCAAGCGGGTGAACAGTCCCATGCATCGCTATACACGACAGGCAGGTGCGCGGATCATCCAAAGAGGCAAACCAAATCCAGCTCTTTACGATGTCTGAATTGGCAAGATAATTCAGCCTGGTAGATTCTCTGTAAGCCCACAATTGCGCGGTTCTGGTCGTGCGCATGGCATCGTTCAGCCCAGCTCCAAAAGCTTTGCGAATGTCAACCGCTATTGCTTTTGGATTCCTGCCAAGAGACACGCCCTCGATTATAGACTTGCCGATTTGCGCAGAAGCGTTGGGTGCCCATAGCTCAATACGTTTCGATAGTTCCCCGCCGGATTTCAGCAAATCCGAGAGAACATCTATCCCGGTCGGCGCGGCAATTTTGGCCGCAATGCCCGAATACGAATAGAAATCCTTTAAGTGTATGATTGCCAACTCCGCCGCCATCAAACCGGCCGTGTTCAATTCAATCTTTACGTATTTGGAGAAGTCGTCTATTTCGGATTCGGCTACATCCAATAGCTCAATATACGCGGACAACTTTTTGATCTGCGCGGTTGTTATTTTCGGGTTGGCCTGAATGGTCAATATGACATTGTTGATGTATGGTTGCAACTTCCGATACAGCGCCCCGTAATTGTTTATCAAGCGCAATAACAACTTATCGTTTATGCCCTTGATTTCCTTTTGCTGCTTCAGAAAAAGATTCAGTAAATCTGCCGGCGTGATTTTATTTGCCACTAATCCACCTCGTCCATTGGCGCAGTAACCATCTTGCCATCTACCAACCTAGATTTAACGCGGTGGCGGAGTTGCTGGTTTGGGTCGGCGGTAACATCTATAATAATTGGCGACATTTTTGTTATGCTGCATATAGCATTAATTGCATCTCTCCATGTACAAAATTCATAGACATACTCTCCATCATCCTCGTGAACATAGTTTTTGTCGTCAGACAAATATCCCATATCTAAACGATAAATTCCAGGGAAACTTCCGGCGTGTGGCAACGTCAATCCGCTGGTATCGTCTGCGCCAGTCAATCGCCCGAAATTCTTCATCTGCGAATCACGGATAGAAGCATAGCCGTTGTTGTTGATGATGAACATGATGATCGGCAAGTCCAGTCTGCGGATGGTTTCCAGTTCCTGAATGTTTAACTGAAATCCACCATCGCCCTCAATATGAATGACACGCTTTCCGGTAGCCAGTGCCGCGCCGATGGAGTACGGAAGTCCTGCCCCCATCTCTCCCAATACAAAGTTAGTGCAAAATCGCTGTCCAGGCTTTACTTTCCACGTCTGTAAAATAATATTCGCGGCCATGCCGCTTGCAGACAGGTTGATTATATCAGTTGGTAGACTGGCTTCATTAAGCGCTTCAACAAAGTCATATAGATCGATCATCCCATTTCCTCCCGCAATTTGCGCATGAAGTCGAATACATCCATATTGACCTTGATGTAATCATCCGGCAATCTATCCAGCTCTGCCTTATCAATATCAACCACAATCTTTTTGGCATTGGGGCAAAAGTCATTGGGGTGGAAGCACGTCAGGCTATCTTCAACCCTTGCGCCCAACACAAGAATAAGATCCGATTCTGCCATCTTTTTATTAGCCTCCGGCTGTGCATAAAGTCCCGGCCTCCCGGCATTCAGCGGATGTCCTTCCGGCAGCAGGTCGATTGCCCGCCATGACAGCATGACCGGGATGTTCATTTCCTCGACGAACCACTCAAATACCGGGCGCTTCAATGTACATCCATGACCGGCATAAATAACCGGGCGGCGGGATTTATTGATTAGTTTTGCGATTTCTTTCATATCTCTGCGCTCTGCACATCTAATGGGATATCTATCCAAACGGGGCCTTGACGGGGCTGTTTGGCATACTCAATATAATACGAAAATGGAATGTAATAATTTGTTTTTGGCAGCACTTCGGCTAACTTTGTTATTGGCTTTACCATACTAATAATATCCAATTCCTGTACCCCATTGAATCGCTGTTCTGGCGTTTTCAGTTGCCATGTGTTGACTTGCCCGCTGATGAATAATACCGGCATGGAATTACACCACGCAGACGCGCAGGCGGTTATGGCATTTGTTCCGCCCGGCCCGGATGTTACCAGGCAGACCCCTAATCCATTGAATTGTGCGTATGCTTCAGCGGCCAGCCCAGCCGCCTGTTCATGCAGGCAGCAGATGTATTGCAGCCGCTTGTTCTGGCCGAGAGAATCCACAAGATGCATAGCTCCCCCGCCGCTGACCATGAACACGTGTTTTACGCCTTGATCGGCGATGTAAGACCAAATGAAGTCAGATAATTTCATCACATTCTTTCCCACAATACGGGCAGATAACAGCTTTCTCTACCCACTTTACCATAAATGACTTCCCGCAAGCATGACACAGAACCTCATACCATTCAGTCATCTTTCACCACAAATACTCTCCGATTATAATTATCATAATACACGCCCCGGAAAACACGACAACAACCCTGCTTTTTTCACCAGCATTGGCAAATCCAAAATTATTAGTTCCGCCGTGACTAAAATTTTTGCTCAACCCCATTTGAAGAACCCACTCATTGGCATCTCTTTCGTTTTGAAATGATTTTTCTATCGTTTTATCGCCAGAAGCAAGAGATAACACGCATTCTGCCTCTATCATTTCACCTCATAATAAATCGTATCGCGCCAGTCGGGGCATCTTAGCCTTTTGGGATTGATGCACTTCGGCACTTCAAGATCGAGAAACGGAAAGACGTTGTTCAGCCCAGCCGGGCACAGATGGTTAAGTTTATCATTCATTGGAAACAATAATTTCTGCCCCAAAACGTGCCCATTCGGACACTCTCCAACGTTTACCACTTCAGCATAGATTACCCACCAATGAGGCGGAACGTGGCCGAAAGAGTGATTGGGTTCCTCGCGCCTAATCAGCACATCTACGCCTTTCTCTGCCGGGCAGCACACCCAAATATCCTGCATGTCAGCATGATAAAGTAGCCCGAGAAAATATGGGTAAAGCGAATGATACAGGAACGGACAAATACCGCGCGGCAATATCTCATTGTCTGAATATTCTTTGCCGTCAGCATGGCAACCGTGCCAGGGACAGTCTGATTCGCAAACATGTTGTTTTATAACAGGAAATTTGCCCATTCTGTCCTATTCCTATACTGTTCCAAAATCTGATTGTTCTTGTATTGGTTACACACCATGCACTCTTCGCCATTTGGGGGCATGTTCAGTATCCACTTTGTTATCTCTTTGCGCCTGTCTGATTTCCATATCCCCTCAAACGTATGCTCGTGTAGATTGCCAAATGATAGTTCTGGCTTATCCCAGCCGCGCCAACAGGGGATAACGTCCCCATTCGGAGCTATGACGGTCTCAAAATGAATGCCCTGGCAAAAGCCCGGATAAAACGTTGAGCAAGTTACGCCAGTTTTGGTCTCGCTATTGGGGAATCGAATATGCACCTCAAAGTCATCATCTTTCAATGCCAAAACGTCCCGTTTCATATCCCATATCTGCTGTTCCGTGTAGTAGTCGGACGTAAACGCCCGCTTTCCAATGGGCGATAGGTCATAGTAAATGGCTTCCATGATGACCAAGTAATCCAACCCCAAATCTTTAAAATAACTCACAATGTCATAAGCGTAATCAAAACTATACGGTTCGAGATAAACGGTCGCCATGAGCATGGTTTTTGTACGATGTTTGACCGCGTATTTCAGGTTGTCTATTAATACGCCGTGTTGTTTTTCCGAACAACCGTGCTGCCGTGCGTAGCGGATGGGATTGCTATCGATCACGCTAAATCTTACGTAATTCAGCTTGTCCATGCACTTGTCCTGAAATTCTGGGGTAAACAACACCCCATTTGTGCTGATGGTCTGCGGCAGGCTTGTTGTATTGATCGCGTCCGCCAACTTCTTGTGCATGAGCGGGTCGCCATCTCCCTGATACAAAATTGCCTTGACGCCCGCGTTCATTAATTCGTTCGGCAGGCGCATGAGCAAGCCATCATCCATGTGCAGCTTTTTAACTCGCGTCATAGCATAGCAATATTGGCATTTCTGATTGCAGCGTCCGGTCGGCGCTATCTCTGCCAGTATGGGCGGGAAGTATTCCCCGGCTTCCCACTTTGCCAGTCTTTCAGGATGATATAGCGTTCGGGGGTCAAAATAACCGCGCAGGTATTTGTTCATGGCCTCTCCCATTCAATTGTCTTGGCAAGCGCAGTGTCAAGATCAGTGTAGTGTTCAAGCCCAAGCGCTTTTGCCTTGCTGGTGTTTGGCTTGTAAATTGGATGCGGGTCGTTATATGGGTCGCTATCAATCACTTCTATTGACTGGTTTCCACCAACGCAGTCTGCAACTCTGTGCGCCAAATCAAGCATGGTTACTGCTTTTGCTCCGCCCACGTCATAAACACCAACTTCCGCAAACAAAATATTCAGCAACCATATCACCAAATCCGCCATGTAGATATAAGAGCGCATACTACGTCCGCCGGAATATACTTTGATCGGCTCATTATTTAAACAGGATTTAATGTATGCCCCAACCGCAAGCGGTCTCTGACACACGCCGCCGCCGATCACCGTAAAGACGCGCGCAATATTCACCGGCAAGCCAGAGTTAATAAAAAGTTCCTCATTTTCGCATTTCTCGACCTGAATGGGCGATGGTTTCATGTCATAAACTGCGCCGGATGAAGTAAACAATACGTGCTTGACTTGCGCCTCTCTAAGCACGTCAATCAATCCGCTCAATTCGCCCTTTGCTAAATGGATGCAGTAATCACCCTCAACCGGATGGGGGTCGCGCATATCCAGTTTATCGTACTCACAGCCCATGTGATCCAGCGCGGCACACAGCCACGTTCCAAACCAGCCCTCACAGCCAGTTATGATTCCGCGCATAGACTGCAATCTTCTAACATCAACGTGCCGCGCAATCAATCCGAGGTCATCTAATGGGATGGGTTTTTTCAAATCAAATTTCACACTTCCTCCGCAAATAATCTGGATCAACCGCCATCATGCAGGTCGGCACTCTCTCGCTGAATTCTTTATCACCCTGCCTAACAATGTCTGCCAACGGCTCATTGAACACATTTCCAATAGAATACTCTTGCATGACAGGACACGGGTTCACATCCCCGAATTTGGTAATGTTTATCATGCGCCTCATTGCTATGCAACTTCCGTCAGGGGTCAGGTGTGAAAACGCGCCATAGCTTTTAGCCAGCAACTCCACGTAGTCGATTTCTTTTTGCGTAAGTAACACATCTACATTGTTTTTCCATGCCCCCACTGGCTTAGCATATAAAATGCAAACCGGCACTTTCCACGCAGAGAAGTATTCCAAAAACCCAACCAGTTCTTGAGAGCGCGCCCGTTGTTTATCAACCACCGTCTGCACGATCACATTTATTCCAACATTTTTACAGTTTCGCACAGCCCCAAAGGCCAACGACCAGGAGCACGTCTTTCCCCGGAATTCGTCATGCTCGTTGTGGTCAAGACTATCAATAGATACTTGAACCTTATCAACGCCGATTGACTTTAAGTGTTTGGCTCTCTGCTCGTCCAAATACCAACCGTTCGTATCGGTTGTGATGTAAAACTTTTTGGGGTCGATTGCTTGTACAATTTCATCAAAATTTGGGTAGATCAGCGGCTCACCGCCCGAGATAACAAACTGCGCGAACCCCAATTCGTCCACCTGCCAGGATATACTTTGTATATCCTCAATGGTCATTGAGCGCCCTTGTTCACCCTGTAGTTCCCTGACACAACAATGCTTACAGCGCAGGTTGCAGATGTATGACGGTTCAATGCGCACAATCCTCATGCCGTGTTGTACGACCTTATCGTACACGTATGGTTTGTCTTCTTGCAAGGTCATTTGATAATTTCCAACCCATCCTCTCTCATAACCGCAATGCTCCCATCAAATTGAATTCTGGCCAGTATCTCGTCCGAATACCCAGCGCCCATGATAATAACTGCGTCCGCCTCCCTAAGCCTGTCCGGGTGATAAATAGGCAGACAGCCAACAGGGGAATACTTGCCTATCTTCATCGGCGAATCGTCCACAATAAACGCCACTTTGGGGTTCAGCGTTGCGATATAAGCAAATGCCTGATGGCTTGCTCCATAGATCGCCACGCGCTTGAAACATTGCGTGTAATTATCAATCGCGGCTTTCAGGCGCATCCGCTTTGTGTCGAATGGCAAAACATGAATCAAAGAGCGTTTGCGCACCAGCGCCGACAGAATGTAATCGTTCCAAACTGATTGAATCTGCACGACCTCAAATCCATTGTACTGCAATGCAAATCTTAGCGTATCTTCTGTGAAGTACATCAGATGGTCTAACATGATCTCGGCATATAGGGCTTTTGACAGAACCATGTCAAAGTTCGGCACTTCAATTATCCCTGTTCCATCAAGTCCGCGCAAATAACCATTCGGGTCAGGCACATGCTCCAATCTGTGCAAGCTGTAGAAATCCGCCTCCGGCAGAGAATCAATGCGTCTTTGCATGGCTTCATTATAGGTTCGGATATCCTCTTGCCAATACCAAACAGGGTCGTTGTCCAGCTGAACCAGTCCGCACCCAACACATTGACACAACTTCAGATTGACCTTGTGTTCTTCCGGCGTATTTGATAGATGCTGCGCCATAGCCGGCATATCCGGCATGGTCAATAAAAGATGCGTGGGCTGATTACATACGCGACAGTTCATTTGTCTTTTGTTTTCCAAGTATATGGGATTTACCCAGCATATATGCAGCAACAATCATGGCATCAACATCTTCCTCAATTACCAATACTCCATATATCCACCCACCAAGAATTTTGTCTTTGATTTCTTTGGATATTTGAAACATTATCGCCTTACCCATTCCAATATCGCGTTTCATTTATTCACCTCCCGATGAATTGTTTCATTTTCCAAAAAGATAAAAACCACTACCTGGATTCGCGTAAAGAGAATATGCGTCTATTGAATTATCTTCGGGCGCAGAAATAGCGCTTTCTTTATTCGAACCATAATTATTATCGGCCGTTAAGCGTATAACATACGCACAATATAAACAATAACAACCAACAATCTGTATCCCTACCAACAAAATAAATAGCATCTTAATTATTTTTTGCCAGATCACGCAATACCTCCAAAACATAATCCGCCATCTCGTCCGTGATGGTCGGCGACAGGAACAGCCAAAATCCATTGTCCATGATCCAATTCGTGTTTTTCAAATCGCCAATGACGCGATGCTCAATATCCTTGTACGCTGGTTGTCTCAATATATTTCCGGCAAACATCCGGCGGTTGCCGATCTTGTACTTTTCTTCCAGTGTCCGGCAGAATGACTGCGTGTCATGTTTCTCCCTGAACGTCAACGGGAAGCCGAACCATGCCGGATCACTGCCCGGTGTCGCTTCCGGCAGCCAGAACACATCTTCAAGGTCTTTCAGCCCGTCATAGTATTTCTTGAATAGCTGCTTGCGCCTCTCGATGAACTCTGACAGCTTACTCATCTGCGCCACGCCCAGCGCGGCTTGCATTTCGGTCATGTTTAGATTGTATCCAATATGCGAGTAGGTGTACTTGTGATCGTACTCCCCATCGAACCGATGTCCGCATGAGTTATCCGTATTTGGCGGACACCAGCAATCACGCCCCCAATCCCTGAACGAGCGCATGAGTTTATAGAGTAGTGGGTCATTCGTGCAAACTGCCCCACCCTCGCCGGTTGTGATGTGGTGAGCGGGATAGAATGAATAGGTGGAAATATCGCCGCAATGACAATCCTTATTGATTGCGTCACAATTATCAAATAAAGAATAAGATTCTGTTCGCACCGGAAACATAGAATATATGAGGGGTATCTCATTCCCCAAAAACGCTGGGAAAAATATCGCATTATTGCTCTTATGTTCAAATGTTTGTTTTTCTGGAACATAATATGGCAGCTCCACATCCACAAACACCGGCACTAATCCGCATTGGATAATCGGATTGACTGTAGTGGGGAAGTTCAGCGCAGTTGTGATGACTTCATCCCCTTTTTTCAAGCGGCGTTCTCCCAGTTCCTCCGCCGTCAATGCAGATAAGGCGATCAGGTTGGCCGATGATCCGCTATTGGTCAACAGGCAGTATTTCGCGCCCACAAACTCGCATAGCATCCGCTCAAACTTGCGCGAGAAGTCGCCGTAGGTGTAACATTCGGACTGGGCTACCTTGTGCAGATTGACCCATTCTTCAAGCCCTACAGACTGGTTGCGAATGGGGATGTGGGTTTCGCCAGGGATGAATTTGTTCATTCAATAATCCGCAAAATCTAAATCGTCAGCGTATTCGCGATCAACCACGTAAAGCCCTTTGTCGGTTTTTATATAATACTTTTCCTCGTGTCCACTATATGGGGTAATAAAATTTGGACAAACCAATCTTGTGCAAGAAACATTGATTAAAGACCCATCCCTTGAATTCATAGGTAATACTGGATGTATCTGATGTGTTTTTTGGATCATTTTTGCGCCGCAATATCTACACCAACGCTCTTTTATTTTATTCGTTTTACTCTTTATATATAAAGTGTCCCCGTTTTTTAAACTAATGATTTTTTTTGCCATTTGTGCCTCCCGCGCTTATAGTACAACATTTTACTTATCTTTGCAACCCAAATAATCTTTGTACCAGACAACAGTTTCTTTCAGCCCGCGAGCAAATGAATACTGCGGTTTCCAATTGAGATTAGTTCGCGCTTTAGTGGAATCCAGCCATTGATATTTTATTTCGTTCTCTACTTTACCCAACACATCGTACTTGGTCTTTACGCCCATCTCGTTGCAGATAGCGTCAATCACATCTCTTACAGTCAGTTCTTCGCTCGTGCTGAAGTTATACGCCCCCTGCGCGCAACATTGCGACATGAGCATATAAGCACTGACTGTATCTTTGACGTAGAAATAATCGCGTGTTTCATCGCCATTGCCGGATATTTCCGGGATCTCGCCACGTATGATCTTTCGAATAGTGCGCGGTATCAGGCGCGACCAGTTCACGTCCCCGCCCCCGTAAATGTTCCCGCAGCGGGTAATCCCAATAGGCACGCGATAGGTATTGAGATAGGTCTGCGCCATCAGATCAGCGGTAGACTTCGAACAATCATACGGGTGTGTGCCATTGACCGGGTCGTCCTCAATGTACATGCGGCGCTCAAACAACTCCCCATACGCCTTATCGGATGATGCCAAAGCCAGATGCCTTAGTTTCTTGTGGTTTCTGCACGCCTCCAATACATTTAGCGTGGTCAAGATATTATTAGATAGCGTTGGGTATGGCGCATCATTGGCTATGCCAACGACTGTCTGCGCGGCCAAATGAAAGACTGAATCGATCTCATACTCTGCCAACACGCGCTCAATCAGATTACGGTCATACAAATCCCCCTTGACGATATTGCAATAATCGAACGAATCACCATTAATTAACATCGAATCTGGCCGGTGGTCTCTGATGATGCAGGTAACATTCGCGCCCGCATCCAAAAGACGCTCGACCAGATACGAACCAACAAACCCTGTCGCGCCGGTAACAAGAACCGGCTTGTCAATCCAAAATTTATTCATGCGCCTCCCTGCGCTATGCTATTCTTCCTTCGGCTTTTTGTCTAATTCGGAAGGTTTTACATCCGGTCTTTTCGCGTCTATCTCCGAATCCTCGCGCCCGCAGACACAACGATAGCGTTTAATTACAACGCCAGACATTTTAGTAGTCTGCCACAGTTCCATTTCAAGTCCGCATTTACATTTCATAATTGGCCTCTGTCAAAATTCTTCAATAACTGATCTCCCAGGTTGGTTTCTTGCTCTTGCTCCCCTTCCATGCGCTCGCTTTCCTGTTCCCAGTCATAGCCCTTCATCACGCTGGCGGTCTGCTTTGACAACAATCCGGTCTCAACGTCAGTCTTCAACTCCTGTGATTCTTCTGTGCCGTTTACGGGCAGGTTATCTTTCCAGATGATCTCGCCTGGGTCGGGGGTCATGTTGTTCATTTCCAGCAAACGCCGGTTGATCTCCAGCAGCGCATCGCCATATAATCTCTGTTTGGTTTTGATCTTATTGACCGCATCCTGATACAACACGCGCAGACCAAAGTTAGTCAATGCGCCCAGTTTGTCAGCCACAGAATCTATGTCAACGGTGCGGGTAACGTCAAAGAACGCCTGTCTCATGGTCGTGAAGAACGTAGTGGATGAAGCCAAGTCAGAGTTCAATTCAACCGTTTTCCAGAACGCCTCGGGATTATTGGCGGTCAGAATTTCGCCAACGTCCATGCTGACAACCTCTTTGTTGTCTGTCCCCAACCCGTAAGTATAGGACTTCGGGTGCGCCCATAGCCTGACGATCTTGTTGATGTTGGATGCCAGGAAGTTTAGTTTATCCTGCAATCTGATAACGTCCTCTGTCAAATCAGGTGTTCCATACACGTCATCAGCAGACGGCAAGTTCTGAAAGTGTAATATCTGCGCCCACGTATAATCCCATACCTCCGACTGCATCAATACCCACTTCCCGCCCGTCGCAGATGATAGCTGGTAGTCGCTGATTAGCCAATTGTTATCCTGTGCTTCGTGTACTTGTTTGCGCAATAACTCTTTTCCATCCAGCCCAACGGTGGCAAACTTGATCGTATAGCGTATGACCTGCTCGAAATCCTCCGGGTTGGTATCCATCTCAACCCACTTTGGGTCAACCAAGACAAAGCGCGGTAGTTCAACGTCATCTTTTATCAATCCGGCAGGAACGATCTTGACATACCCCGTCCCATCTTCACTGGCCAACATAGCCATGCGGTGCAGGAATATCTGCTTTTTGTTGGCCTCCCACACAGAATTGATGTACTGATCTTCGGGCGTGTCGTCCGCTTCGCCCGGCAGGTCAAATTCCGGTTCTTCCCCGAATAGCATAGAGATAGAGCGGTCAATCACCAACCCAGAGAAGTTGATATAGATGTTGTCATCCGTCTTACCTGGTCGCGCCTTGATCTGCTGCTTGTGTCTGCCCTCGCGGTAATCTCGGCGTTGCTGCATGCTCGCGATCCTTTGTGTCGCAGGTTCATCAAACAGCCCGGCAAACAACCAGTTCAGCGCGCCATTTCTTAGGTTATCAAATATGCCCATGTTGCCTCACATATCAAAAGGATTCTCCCGTACTTGCGCGCGCGTCCCGGCTGCGCGTAACATCAAAGCCCTTGCCATTACCGTGTCATCGTGCATCCCCTCTGGCGCTGAATACTGGCTTCGGCCCGTATTGGGCGATACCTTGCGTTCGTATGCTTCTAACTCGCCAGTCCATACAGGGTCGGCCTGAAACTGCCACTCCTCGATTTCCAAAGCCAACGCCAGATTTTCAATTAGGGGCGGCTTGCTCTGCGCGGTGGTTACAAAACTCGCCACCGGGAAGCCCGACCGCGCCAGTTCCTCAAAGTTCGGTTCGCCGATGGAGTTAGTCTCTAACAGGATGTGTCGAGTATTCCAACGCTTGCAGATTGACATCAAGCGCTCGCGCTGAAAGACGTAGTCGATCTTGTTGAATCTATCCCTTGCCAGTTCTACATGACAGGTGGCACACCCGATTGATATTGCGGTAAAGTCGGCTTGTTTAGCCCAGTCCACGCCAGCAACGATGTAATGACCCTTGTGCGCGTCCGGCGTTGTATTTTTGGCGTGCATGCAAGCATTAATATTTCTGAATACTGCGCCCTCGCCCTCCAAGAATTCAGCCATGATCTCTTGACGGTAGGCTTCGGCAGTCATGTCTGCGGATAATTCTGCCAGCGCTTCTTTGCTCAAATGCGGGTTATCATGGCTGGTAAAGTGCCATGCTCTCCAAAGACCGGTTGTATCTGCTACCGCTTTTTGATAAGCAAGGTACGCATGATTCCTGCGGTTAGGGGTAAAGATAAAAACCGCATCGCCGTTGTTGTCTAACAACATCGGCATACCCACCAACTCCCACGCATCCGGCTCCATGAAGCTGTACTCGTCCAGAATCAAAAGGTCGGCAAAATCCCCACGTAAAGTATCTGCGTCATGTGCCGTTTTGCAACGTATACGCCCACCATTGGGAAACTCAATCATGCGGTCGGTCTCGTTTTTCCGAATGACTTTGTTTGATATGGGTTCTGAAAAATAACCCTTGACTGCTTCCCAAAAGGCATTGGTCTGATCTGCCACCGGCGCAGCCTCTAATACTCTGCGCCCATTCAGTGCGCTCATGGCCGCCAGCATAGACGCTCCGGTAGTCTTTCCACCGCGCCGACCGGCCACGATGATCTTGCGTTTGGCTGTCGAGTAGATAAACTCGCGTTGTTTGTCATGTGGTCTCGGTAGGGTTATCTTGTAATCCATCAGCGTAGTCAACCAGGAATCTAATCAATCCATCATGTTCAACGTCTACTTGCTGTGGTGGCTTGCCCATCAGGTATTGAGATAACCACTCGCGCGCGCGTGGATCGCCACGCTTTGCCTGAAAGACCGCTTTGTCGATGATCTCGCGCCAGTCTTTAGCGGTAACAGCAGCACCCATGCGCTTAAGATATTTAAATTGGTCAATTGGCCGCCCGGTCGGGTTGCCAGACTGCCCCTTAAGAAATCTCCCTTTGTCGTCACGCTCCGCCACTCAAAACCTCACCAAACTGATCGTCATCATAAATAACTACCCGCAACACGCGCCCGTCTGTTTTAATCCTGTGCATGGTGGTCAATATCTCCGCCTCTGTCTCCGGCAGGTCTAACTCAATCCTGATGCCATTATCCATCAGCGTCTTGACCCGGCAGACAGTGGCCGGAAAATCACATAGTGCGGTTAGTTCAGACACATCACTCCCGGCACTACCTTGAACCAGTTACTCATGTGTACCAACGCATCCGCATACTTGTGCTGATAGCGCGAGACATAGGTAAGAGATGGGTACTTATCATCCCCGCGTATGCAGTAGGGTAGGGTTCGCTCGTGCATGCGTTCCCACGTCCACAAGACGGTTTTATCTGTCATTAATGCCGCGCCCACCACGACCAACTGTTCATACCTTCCTCGCGCGATTTCTTCCAGATAACCAACGCGCGTTTGTACGCCTCTGACACAATGGGCTCAATTGGTACGACCGGTTCAGGCATTACATCATGCCCGGCCATCTCTAACAATTCTGATTCAGATTTCAGCCAGTAGTTACCATCCAGCGCCACCCCAATGCCCGGTAATTTGAGTTTATCGGTGTACTGCCACATAACTACATTTCTCATGTCTGCTGGTTTGCGAGTTAGTTCTGTGTTGTACTGCGCCAGCCACAGTTTATAACCATCATCCTTGTCAGTCCCCAACCAGGCCGGGTTGCCGTAGTCGTTGTACAACATGCCCCAACGACTGTAAATGATGGGTTTGCGCCCGGTCTCGCGCTCCAGGTAATCAAGCATGGACTTAAGCACATTCGCACAGTCCGCCGGTTTCATGCCCCCGTCCGTGGTCTCCACGTCAACAACCCATAGATCGGGTTCGCCATACGCATCAACAATCTTGATAAAATGCCGCGCCTGATTGCTTGCCCCGATGGAGGGGTGGAAGAAATAATATGCCCCCGAGATTAGATCGTATTCTCGCGCTTCCCGGATGTTGCGCTGGTACATGTCGTCTAGGTACTCTTTTTTGCTACTGGTCAGGATTTCGCCGGCCTTGAAGATGCCTCCCCGGATATTATTTGCAACAAGTTTAGCGAAATCTACTTTTCCGCTCCAGTGCGAGATGTCAATAATATTGATGTATGCCATAACTAATCCTTATAATTGCAGAGACTGGCCGGCGCGCTATCCTATGCAGGTCGAGGAGGGCGACCACAAAAGCGCCTTTGATCGATCCGGCCAGTCAGGGGAGATGAAAGATGATTTACTTTTTCAGCGCATCGTATACGCCAGTAACCGTCAGCCCTAACAATAGCCCCTGGAATACAAAGGCCAGATAGTCTACAACGATACCGGTTTCGGGGATCACAAACAGAAATGACAGCGCGAACGCGGCTACGGTCAGCATCCAGGACTTGCGCCACGCAAAACTCTCCGATACCTTTTTGACATAGGCCATGATACCCATGACCATGACAGCAATGCCAGCATTGGTTTGCACAAACTCGATTCCTAAATTAATTAATTTCAACAGCATTTCAGTTCCTTTCTAATTTCTCCCAGTATACCATATTTCAATTCTATATTCAACGACTGAATTATGATCTTGACACTGTCCAGATTGCGCGTGATAGCAGGGGAAATAAAAACCCCGCCGGTTAGCGGGGCTGTTTGTTATACTTTTCCAGGAGGGCGCTGTGATTAATAATTGCCTCTTTAGTGCATTCCCACTTTTCAATGTCATGCGTCAGGCCAATCATCTTAACGTACTTGGCCAGCCTCTCCGCGTCCTCCCACCACTCCCTGATCTGCTCGTCCTTCTCGGCGGATTCCTGCTTTAGTTTTTCATGGTCATAGGTGATAAAATCCTCGCCCTCATGCGCATCCCAATATAAAATCCCATGAGATTTTCCGTCCCTCCGCTCCTCTTGTTTTGCAGCCTCATATTTTCTGTCAAAACATCTCATGCACAAAACGCCACCAAGATTTTCAAAGCCCGAATACTTTAACCACAAATCGTCCGAAGTATGCCAAACGCTTTCTACCATGCACCCACATTCCATGCATTTTTCAGTTCCATCGTCTATGCCTCTTATCTCGATGGATTCCTTGCGGAGGCGGAGAAGCTCACTTAGAGCGCTCATTACATCCTCTGTATCTTCATGCGCATACGCAAGGCTTCTGTTGAATTTGCTTATTAAATCTCTCAACCGTTCATCTGTAATCATTTGTCCTCCCAGCCTTTAGGAAGTTCGGCAAAGGCGATAACAATTGATCTATCTTCAACATGCCAACAGCTATCGTCATTTCCCCAAAACGCTCTTATTGGGCCACTACTTACATAGATATTTCCATGTACGGCAACCTTCGTAGTAACCCAATAGTCGCCTGATTCCTCCGGCTTATTCTCCGGGTAGCGCTTCCAGACAATCGTTTCGGTCTGGGTCATGTCCTCTTGGGGTTTGCTATTTGGGGTCATTATTCACCTCCTTTTCAGCTTCCGTCTTTATTCCTTTTGCGTAATCTATCGCAAGCCACATGGAATCAACTCTCCCATCATAGTAGGTTATTCCTCGGTTCAAAACCCCATGTCTCTCGACAAACTCCAATTCGATTTTTAGTTTGTCGATAAGCAAGTCAATGGGAGATTTCTTTTTCTTCATTCCTCTCCTTTCGCTTCGGGGAGGACTTCGGGAATGAGACGGTCGAGAATCTGCATACAAGTGCGGATTCCGCCAGTCATTCCGAGTAGCATATCGCCCTTACTCTCCACATCTACCGTTAGCGGTCGCGCAACATCCCCATACGCTTCTACAATCTTCTTCCTCACCTCCCCAACCCGCCGGAGTAGGTCGGTATAATCGCCATCTTTCTTTGTACACTCAGGACATTTCCCGCGAACAACATCAATAACTTCGCCGCATTCGCTACAAGTAAATTTGCTCATTCTTCCTCCTTTGAAACAGCAAGCGTCGTACCGATCCAACAACTATCAGCCATGCCTTAGCGATGGCTTGCCAGAGTTCTTTGGTTTCCTCGTTTGGGCCGTAGTTGATTATATGCAGCGGATAACCACCGCTGTAATTCCAATACATTCCACAGGCATCAAAGTCTGCCACTCTATCCTTCCCCCAAATCTCCGTCATCAACGCCATGTACTCTCTGGGATCGGAGAGGTCGGGGAGATACTTCAAAAAACCCGCAATCTTATTTGTGCGCAGTTTTGCAATCGGTTGTTTTTGGGGAGAAAGGAGAGCATATTCCCTAATCACTGAATCTAAATAATTTTCCCCAAACCCGCTAAAAACATCCCTTTCTTCAAGTAGCTTTACCTTCCACCCCTTCCTCTCCGCCACTCTGATACGGAGTTCTTCGGGGGTCAATGCCAAGATTTCATCGGGGGTCATTTATTCGCATCCTTTCCCATTATCTGAACCTATACTATCTGACGTTAATATACTGATTAATATTCCAATCATTACTGCACACATACAAATAGCCACACCAATTCCTATCATTTCTCCACCTCCTTCAGCGTCAGGTACAACGCTTCTGCCTTTTGACGGGCAGTGGCGTGGATAATACTTCCAAGATCGTTTTGAATTATCTTTTGCAATATCTCCCTGTATTTCATAAAAGGCGGTATGGTGTATTTTCTCGGCGCAATCTTATCTGGCAACTCTAGAAGATACCCCTCAATCTCGTGGCACTGGTCAAGGGACTGGGTGGGATGCCACGCCAAGATAGAGATTTGGCCATCGATGCTATACACGCACTTATCGTTTTCATCCATCCACCAAATCATGGTCGCCCCTGGAGTGATTTTCCCCTTGTGCCATCCCCTCAATAGCGCCAGAGCTTCATCCAGTTCACTATCAATCATTTCAGATACGGGTTTCATTTTTCCTCCTGCTCAATGGTTACTTTCAATGGCCTTTGAGATTGAAACAAATTCACCAGTTTTCTTTCCGTCTTTTTTATCTTTTTATCACCAAAGTAAAATACAACTTCGATGGTTAAGTGGACGATTTCTTTTGAAAAATTTTCGTGTGTCTCTGATCCCAAGTGGCATCCGGTAAGAATAAGTTTGTCTCCCATCATTCCTCCTAATCAATCACCGGCAAACCATTAGTGCACCGCCGATAGTCATCGTAGTACGCCCAGTTCAGCGGTTCGGGGTCGTCCTCAACAACTGGCAGAGTCTGACCATACAGCCAATCATCAAAGCCAGGCACATCACTGATCTTGACCAGCTTCATGCCCTGCCAAATCTTGATTGTTGGCTCTTTCATCATTCCTCCTTGCGCTGCCAGAATTTGCAACCCCAGGTTCTTGCTGTTTCATCGTCCATATCCATAATGGGAGTGCGTATTTCCACACATTTGTTCCAATCAGGAAAAGATGCGCGCAACCATCTACACGTCTTGCAGCACCAATCCTGCGGGTTTTGAATTACTGCTTCAAAGAACTCTTTATTGACTGGTTCAACGCCAACAATATGAGTTTGGATACCGTTATCATAAATTGGTTTTACTTGCACTTCTAACATCTCATACCCTCCGATCAATCATCACACACGCAATGATCTGACAATGCATAATACGTGCCAACAAATTTAAATTCTCCCGTAGATAAATCTTTATAATAATAGTCTACTTTTTTGCTGTTTTTCCTTTTCACCAGTTTTACATTGTTTTCGCCAAACTTTTTGATGTCGTATTGATGACAACAGTAATTGCAATCTCCCATCTCACACCTCCTGCTTTCCTTGTCTCTTTCCGCCGACCCACAAGTCTCTTTCCGGCTCGGCTATCAAATATCTTTTGCCACACACGCACGTAATGATTATCTGATACGGCATGTCCGGCGACATCTCAAACGACCGCATGTATAAACCATTGCCCCATTCGTCCTCGTGTTCGATCACCAACCCACAATGAGGACAGGTAACACCATGAAAGCCCTCAAAGTCATACCGCGATGTTACTTGCTTGCCTTTGTATTTCTGGATTAGGCGGGCAGCTTCGGCCTGCACTTCGACTTCATTCGGAAACGTACCTGGTTGATACATCATTTCAGCACCCTGAATTCATACTGTAATCCGTGTTGCAGCAGGAATAGTTTGCGCTTGATTTTAAAGACGGCGGTCTCAACTCCTTTGACGTCCTCAACCACCATCCGCCCGATTTTGCAATCCCAGTACATGAAGTCGGCCTCATAGTATGTCGGTCTGATTTTCTTCCCGTCAATTTCAAAGCCCTTGATGATCTCAAAACGCGGGTGTACTTTGAGTAGATGAACCTCTTCGGCTTTCTGAAGCAAGCATAGCTCATTGTACCTTTCGGCCTCGCGAAGCGAATCAAAGCGGATCCCGTCAGTTGTGGTCGCCCGTGCATTGTATTTATTTGTCATCTGAATATTTGAACCCCATTAATTGTTCGCTTGTTTTTATCAGCATCCAAAATCCCAACAACAAATGCTCGCGCAGATGTATAAATATCGCTTATGGCATCTTTTGCGTTTTTATCATCGCCCCCATTTAATAGCAATGCACAAAGGCTTTGCCACAAAGAGATTAAATACCGGCGCACGTCTGGATGATTCAGCGACTGTATGTCACGAACCTTTTTATAAAACTCGTCAAAATTGTCAGACGCAATCTTTGTTTTTAGATTTAGTGGAAATACAACAAGATTACTTCCGCTTGTTTCAATGAATCCATTTGTAACCGCGCTTATTCTATTGCCCTCCATATTCTTGATCTGGCATAGTTCAAAATCGTGATAAACAAAATCTCCAACGTTCATCCCAACCTCCTAAAACGCTTCCGGTTCTTCGGCAGTGCCCTGCTTGTTGAATACCTGGATTTCCTCGACCGTGATATTGCGGTAGATTTTCTCATTGTAGATACGATCTGAATATCTCCCACGCACCATCACAGCCATGCCCTTAGCCAACCAGTCGAAATTATTGGCCATCGGTTCCCAAATAGCGCAGTTGAACCACATCGGCTCACCGTCTTTAGTCGGATTGTGTGCAACGGAAAACTCAATTATCTTTTTCCCGTCCGGCGTGTACTTAGGCTTTGGTTCGCCGATAAAACCGCATACTGTAATTTTTGCCATGCTCATTAGTTATTCTCCCAACTGGTTTCCAAATCAATGTCAGGGACGATTGTTTCGGGCTTGAAGATAACTTTATAGTGGTATACATCGGCCTTTGATGCTTCAATCTGTTCTGCAAAATAGGTAACGTTATCTGACAAGCCGAGAAAGTGTTTTTTGTAAGAGTCTTCTCCGGTTTTACATGTTACCGACAATTCGCCGTCTATATCGTTGTTTCCGAGAGAGCATAGCCCCTCGATGGTCAGAATATAATCAGCCGTTATCCCGTTATAAAACACGATGCGCCGATTCACCCTAAACATATCGGCGTCTTGCGATAGATTGTATGACGCAACATCCGCGTCTGTGCTACAAGCCGCCGCAAAAACAAACAAAATCACAAGCACGATCAAAAACGACTTTTTCATTTCAATTCTCCTTCATCCACTCAAAGAATGCCTTCTCAAATTCGCGCTCGGTAGGCAGGAGTTTTTCAGAAACGCGCGGATATTGTGCCAACTCACAGATTGTGTAGGATGTGAGACCATCGCCATAGAAAACAAGCGTTGGCTTTTCGCTCCCAAGGTTTTCTTTCATCTT